TCCGGCCACAACGACCTGCCAGAGTCCAAGATCGCCGGAAACTCGACTATCTCCCACTGGTCAGCCTTGGGGTCCGTCGCCTGCTGCTTGAGCAAACGCGCCGTCAGGTCCTTGTCGCCCCAGCGCGTCATAACCACAACAATCGCCCCGCCCGGCTGCAACCGCTGCCGAGGTCCCGACATATACCAGTCCCAAGCCGCATCCAAAGCCGTAGGCGATAGCGCGTCCTGCTCTGAGTGCGGGTCGTCCACAATGAACAAATCAGCGCCGCGACCCGCAATGTTCGACCCCACACCCGCCGCGTAATACTCGCTCCCTCATCCGTGAACCGAATTCACCTGGTCAGTTCACCTGGTCAAAGGTCCGTGATCCTGTCACCATTGCGCCAGGTCCACGATCCCCGGCCCCATGATCTGCCAGACTTCCCCCGATTATCTGACAGCGTTCTGTCAGCCGGTGATCTGTCAGCGCCATGTCACCAGCCCACGCCCCCTGCTGTTCTGTCAATGGTCCATGATCGATGGATGCTGTCAGGCTGTCAGCTGTCATGGCGCGGCTGTCATGGGTCCCTTGGGCCTTAACCATCCGTGACAGAACGCGGTCCAATGACCATCGACCCCCCTAAACGGGGTGCGTCGCGCACGGACGCACATATATCACTGTTTGTCTCGCTAAATCAGCAACTTCCAGAGGTCCATGGTCCAGGTACAGTTTACTCCGGATTTCCAAAAAACAGGCCGACTTCCCTCTGTAAACCCCAACCCCGTAAATCAAACAAAGCCCCCAAGGGACCCTACCCCCACCCCCATCAAAAAAATGTTTCATGTGAAACATCGGACAATGGTCAAATCTGCGGGATCTTTTTGCAATCACCATCCTTCCCTGCCCACGGCCCTCTAACCTTTACTTCTTAACCTTTTGTAAGTAGAACAAAGGTTCACGGAGATCTCTCATGTCTGCATTGGAATTACTGCCTGATGAGGCTGCCAAGCGGTACGCGCAGCTTTTGGACCGTGCTGTCAAGATGACGAAGCAGGAGACGGCGCGGGAGAGCTTTATTGATTACGTGAAGTACGTGTGGCCGGGGTTCGTGGCCGGGCGGCATCACAAGATTGTGGCTGACAAGCTGGAGCGTGTAGCTCGTGGCGAGTTAAAGCGTTTGATTATCAACATGCCCCCGAGGCATACGAAGTCTGAGTTCGCGAGCTTTTTGTTCCCCTCGTGGTTTATTGGCCGGATGCCGACGAAGAAGATCATGCAGGCGACGCATACGGCGGATTTGTCGGTGAGGTTTGGCCGCAAGGTCAGGAACCTGATGGACGGCGAGGACTACCATCAGGTGTTCCCGCAGGTGAAGTTGAGGGCGGACAGTAAGGCTGCGTATCGGTGGGAGACGGACGACGGCGGCGAGTATTACGCGGCGGGTGTGGGGTCGAACATTGCGGGTCGCGGCGCTGATTTGTTCATCGTGGACGACCCGCACTCGGAGCAGGACGCGCTATCGCCAACGGCTTTGGATGCGGCTTGGGACTGGTATATGTCGGGACCTCGGCAGCGGTTGCAGCCGGGCGGGGCGATTGTTGTGGTTATGACTCGTTGGGGGGACAAGGACCTAACGGCGCGTTTGCTGAAGCAGCAGGCGACGGACCCAAAGGCTGACCAGTGGGAGATAGTCGAGTTTCCGGCGATCTTGGACTCTGGCAGGTCTTTGTGGCCGGAGTATTGGAAGCTGGAGGAGCTGGAGAAGATCCGTGCGTCCATCAGTTCGTCGAAGTGGCAAGCGCAATATATGCAGCAGCCGACTTCTGACACGGCGGCGATTATCAAGCGGGAGTGGTGGCAGATCTGGGAGCCGGAGAAGGTGCCGCGTTTACAGTATGTTATGCAGTCTTACGATACGGCGTATCTGAAAACACGGACCTCTGACTTTACGGCGATACAGACGTGGGGTGTGTTTTACCCGAAGGAGGACTCGGGGCCGAACGTGATTCTTTTGGACGCTAGGAAAGGACGCTGGGAGTTTCCTGAGCTGAAGCGGATTGCGTATGAGGAGTACAAGTATTGGGAGCCTGACACGATTTTGATTGAGGCGAAGGCTGCGGGTATGCCTCTGACGCAGGAGTTGCGGCAAATGGGGATACCTGTTGTGAACTTTTCGCCAAGCAGGGGCAACGACAAGCACGCGCGTGTTAATGCTGTAGCGCCTATGTTTGAGTCTGGTTTGGTGTGGAGGCCGGACGCTTCGTGGGCGGAGGAGGTCGTAGAGGAAATCGCGGCCTTCCCGTTTGCCGATCATGATGATATGGTCGATTGTGCTACGCAGGCTTTGATGCGGTTCCGGCAGGGCGGGTTTGTGTCCCATCCTGATGATTACCAGATGGACGACGAACCACGGTCCACCAACAGGGTTTACTACTGATGGCATCTCCCTATTCCGGAATTGAACAAGCCCTTCCCAACAATCCCTCACCCATGGACGAAGGTCCGGGGATGGAGGTCGAGGTTCCAGAGGAAGAGGGCTTTGAGACAGAAGAGGATGTAACGATTGAGGAAGACGACGAGGGTGGCGCTACAGTCATATTTGGACGTGACATCGAGTCTCTGGACATATCGTCGCTGGGCTTTGGAGATAACCTTGCGGAAGTCCTTGATGACACGGAGCTTTCAACAATCAGCAAGGACCTTTGCTCTTCGATTGAAGAGGATGACGCGGGCCGCGAGGATTGGAAGAAGGCGTATGAAGAGGGGCTTACGCTCCTTGGTCTCACGTATGAGGACCGCACGGAACCATTTAACGGTTCTACTGGTGTCACTCATCCCCTTCTCAACGAGGCTGTAACGCAGTTTCAGGCTCAGGCCTACAAGGAGATGCTACCGGCGGGCGGTCCTGTGCGGACGCAGATTGCTGGGAATACAACGCCTGAGAAAGAGCAGCAGGCGGAGCGCATCAAGGCCTACATGAACTACCAGATTACGGTGGAGATGGAGGAATACGATCCCGAGTTTGACCAGATGCTGTTTTATCTGGGGTATGGTGGGTCTGCGTTTAAGAAGGTTTACTACGACGGGGAATTGCAGCGGGCGGTGTCGCCCTACATTCTGCCGAAGGATTTGATCGTTCCGTATGCCTCCAGAGATTTAGGGACGGCGGAGCGTGTAACTCATGTATTGCGTATTTCGGAAAACAATCTGCGTAAGCAGCAGGTGTCAGGGTTCTATCGGGATGTGGAGTTAAGCACTCCGACGGAGACCGAGCGCGACCAGATCGAGGAAAAGACTGACAGCATTTCTGGCATCGAGCCATCCGGCGAGCCTGACAACTATCTGTTGTACGAGTGCCACTGCTCGTTGGACATACCGGGCTTTGAGGACAAGGACGAGGCGGGAGAGCCGACAGGTATCCAGCTACCGTATATCGTCACGCTGGATGCAACGAGCGGGACGGTTTTGTCCATCCGCCGGAACTTCAAGGAGGCTGATCCCAAGCGGAAGAAGAAGTCGTACTTCGTCCACTACAAGATGCTGCCGGGGATGGGGTTCTATGGCTTTGGGTTGGTGCACCTTTTGGGCAATCTCGCCCGCTCTTCGACCTCTGTCCTCCGCCAACTGATTGACGCTGGCACGCTGGCGAATATCCCGGCGGGGTTCAAGGCCAAGGGGATGCGTATTCAGGACGCCGAGAGTCCGATCCAGCCCGGCGAGTGGCGGGATGTGGACGCACCGGGCGGCGCGCTGCGCGATAACCTGATGCCGCTGCCGTACAAAGAGCCGAGCGCAACGCTGATGCAATTGCTTGGGTTCTGCGTGACAGCAGGCGAGAAGTTCATCGGCTCGACTGATTTGGGCATGGGTGACGGCAATCAGGAGCTCCCGGTTGGGACGACGATTGCGTTGCTGGAGCGTGGTAGCCGGGTGATGAGCGCGGTCCACAAGCGGATGCACTACGCCCAGAAGCAGGAGCTTCGGTTGCTGGCGGACGTGTTTGCGGAGTACATGCCGCCGGAATACCCGTACTCGGTCGAAGGTCAGAAGCCCAGCATCAAGCGTCAAGATTTTGACGGTCGGGTGGACGTGATTCCTGTCAGCGACCCGAACATCTTCAGTATGACGCAGCGGATTGCCTTGGCCCAGCAACAACTGACCTTGGCCCAAGCTGCGCCCCAGATGCACAACACGTATGAGGCGTATCGCCGGATGTATACGGCGCTGGGCGTGCATGACATCAACCTGATTCTGCCGCCGCCGCCTGAACCGCAACCGGAAGGTCCGGCTTTGGAAAACGCACGGTCGATGGTGGTGCCGAACGGGGCTCCGAGTTTGCGGGCGTTCCAGCAGCAGGATCATCTGGCGCACATCGACGCGCATATTGCGTTTATCAAGACGCCTTTGATTCAGTCATCGCCGCAGGTGTACGGCATTTTGCTGGGCCATGTGTTCGAGCATGTGTCGTTTGCAGCTATGCAGACGGTGATGAGCCAGATGCAACAGCTTATGCAGCCGCAGATGGACCCATCAACCGGCATGATGACGCCCCCTGACCCGCCACCGCCGGAGATGATCCAGAGCAACGCGGCCAAACTTGAGGCTGCGATGGTCAATCAGATCATGGCGGCGATTGCTCCGCCTCCGGTTGATGGCGCGAGCAACCCGCTTATCGAACTCCAGAGGCGTGACTTGGACATCAAGGAGCGTAAGATGGAGGCGGAAGAAGAGGAGACTGTGCTCAAGATCGACCTTGAAGAGCGCAAGATGGAGATGAAGGCCAAGATGGACGAGGAGCGTCGTCAGTCGAACGAGGACATCGCCCAGCTCCGGGCAAACGTATCGCTCGAGCGCGCCAACCTGTCTAACATTGGGAAGGGTGTCTGATGGCACGCAACCCCTACCTGATGAACATTGGTTCTCGTGAGAGCGGCGGTGATTACGGCGCTCGTAGCAAAACCTCGTCGGCAGGGGGCAAGTATCAGTTTTTGGACTCAACTTGGCTGGGTGTTATTAGAAAAGTGCGACCCGATTTGCGGGGCGCGACTGACAGGGAATTGTTGAAGCTAAAGACTGACACAAGCGAGGAAGGTCGGGCGATCCAAGAGCAGGCGGCAGACTACTATCTGCAAAGCGAGGTGGTGCCGTCTCTTACCCGTCAGGGGATTGAGCCGACAAAGGGTAACGTCTATCTGGCTTGGTTTGCTGGTCCGGATGGCGCGAAAGATGTTTTGCAAGCAGCACCTAACACTCCAATCAGCAAGATCCTGAGCGGAGAGGCGATGAGAGCCAATAGCAGTATAAAATTGGGTAAAAAACCGTTTTCCGAGTTTACGCAATCTGATCTGGTTACGTGGGCCGAGGGCCGTGGTTCACCGCGAGCCTCCCTTGAAGGCCAGCCACAGGAAGAACAGACAGCCGAATCCACGGCGGATGTGCTGGAGGAAACCGTCCCAGCGACCATGGAACGCAGCGCGCCTGACCGTAGCGGTCGTGACATTCAGAACCTTGCACGGTACTATGAGGGTATGAGCCAAAGCCGAGCTGCGCCTCTCCTTGGGATACCTAATCTGATGGCGGCTCGCCAGCAGGAGGAGTCCTCGCAGGATGGAATTGCTTCACTCTTTCCGTATTCGTGAGGCGCATGATGGCTACGAAGTCTCTGAAGAAAGCGGTTAAGAAGGCAGCTCGCTTAGGCGAGGGGCGCGATAAGATTATGGCGCATCTTTCTCCCGGAGAGATTGTGTTGCCGTTGGATTTCCAAAAGAAGTTTCCTGCTGTGGAAGGGGCGCTGCGCCAAGCCTTTGAAAAGTCTGGACTCGACTATGAGCAGTTTGTTGCAGGCTCCTCCAGCAACCGAATAAATTCCCGTACCGGCGCTCCGATGTTTGATGAAGGTGGCGGCGGCGAAGGTGGTGAAGGTGGCGGCGGCAACGAAGGCGGCGGTGGCAACGAAGGCGACGGCAATTACGGCGGGGCTCCTGACAGCGGCTTCGGCGGCAACTATGGCGGCGGCTTTAGCGGTAACTTTGGCGGCAGCAACGAGAACGGCAACACCGGCAACGAAGGCGAAGGTGGTCCCGGTGGCGGTGCCCCCGGAAGCGGCGACCCCGGTGGCGGCTTCCTTGGCGATCTGGGAGGTTTCTTGGGCGGCTTGCTTGGTGGCAGAGGAGACGCTGATCCCGAAAGCAATCTTGACGAGTACGGTCGAGATGTGCGGGACATCTACGGCAATGAGTACATTGGCGACATTACTGGAGTAACTGGGTCTCCATCTAATCCCGGCTCGGGCCGGGACGAAGACGAAGACGAAGACGAAGACGAGGACGAGGACGAGGACGAGGACGAGGACGAGCTTGAGCTCGGTGATCTTCCTGCTCTTGGGTCTAAGAACACTCAGTCCCTAAGTAGCTTTGGCCTTCTTGGGTTTAACCAAGCTGAGATAGATGCAGTCAACGATGCAATCAATGAGGCGGCGCTGGAGGGCCAGACTCTAAGCGTGGCTCAGGCCGTGGATATGGCTCGCGAATCTAATCCGGCTGCGTTTGGTTTACCCAGTGCATCTCTGGATCCTACTACGGAGACGACGGATACTCTGACAGAATCGGACCGTACAGCTACGGACCCGAATGTTAATTCTAATTCCAACATTGCCGGACTTCTGGCGCAACAAGACGAGGTAAACCAAGAAGCTGAAAGAAGCCAGACGCTTGCGGCTCAGATGGCGGAGGAACTTGAGAATGAAGACCAGTTGTCGGCCTATGTGGATCAGGCTGCATACCGAGACTCCGTAAACCCGACTACAGAAGCCCAATCTACTTATTCCGGATTTCTGGGAGACCCGAGTTTATCTGCTTCCCAAGGTTTCTCTGGGGTTCCGGGCTTCTCTAATTTTACGGCGCAGGACAGGGCGGACGCGGTTTTTGACTCTATCTTGGGCTATGATAAAGCGGACTTCTTTGACCCCGTGACCTCGAACTACAATGTATTCGGACGGGATGAAGCGGTTAATGCGGTAAGCGAGGCACCCTCTTATCTTACAGACGAGGATGTTGACGCTCTTGACCGGCAGGCGTCGGAACTAGACACGGTTAATGCGGTAAGCGATCCTTTTGGCAGCTTAAACCAAGCGGCCTTCAACAATCCTGCTTTAGGTAATACTTCATTAGGCACAATGCAGGGTTTTATGCCAACTGATTATTCAAATCCCAACTTCATGCCAGGCCTTCAGGCTCGTGTAGACGCAGATCGCGCTCAAATAGAAAACGAAATAAACAGTCAAATACAAGACCCTGGAAAATCTACAAACAGGGCTGAAAACCTACAGCTTGCGCCTGCGGTTGCGCCGAACAGATCTAATGACCGAGACGAACAGAAGGGACCTTCCTATAACTTTGCCTTGGGATACGATGAAGATGCAACTGCCGCAGGAGCACAAAAAGGGGCAGGCAGGGCTGGAGTTGCGTCTACTGCCGCCACACCCGGATACGACATCTCCACCTACATAACCGACCCCTACGAGACTATCTCGGGCGCAGTTCAACAGGGCGCTACAACTACTGACAGGGGTGGCACTTCTGACAGAGACGGCACCCCTGACGGAGGTGGAGAGCTTGATCGCCGCAGGCCCTTAACTCCGGAGGAAATCCAATACCTTGCTGACATGGGGTATCTTACCGAAGGTGGCGGGGCGTCTACCCCGGCGATAGATCCTAGTACGACCCCAATCAAATATGATATATCCAAGTTTATCTCAGGCATTGGCTCCCTCGCCAATTCAGGCAACAGGTTCTCCACGTAAGGAAATATCATGGCAAACCGTATCCCGGCTCTTGGCGGCAAATCCGGCCAGCAATCAAACCCTAACTTCCGGGGCAAAAAGCCTGACGTTGTAGTTGCAACCAATCAGGACATTGTTCGTCAAGGCGTTGTCCAGACAGGTGGTCCGAAGGACTTCCCGATCCCGGCGGCAACCAAGGGCGAACAGACTGCCCGTGGTTTTGGGGCCATGCTCCGTCCGCAGAAGTACACTGTAAGCTAGTGTGGCCCGACTAGCGGGGGCCAAGACCGTGAGATGATGGTATGGACCCTGCTACGATTGCGCTTATTTTCGGCGCAGCAAAGACCGCGTACAACGCCGTTCAGCAGGGCATTAAGGTTGGCAAAGACCTTAACACCATGTGCGGCGATGTCGCGAAATTGTATGGGTCGGTCGCTAAACTAACGCAGGCAAGTAAGTCTCCGCCGAAGCCGGGGCTATTCAGCAAGATGTCCGCCGAGGAATTAGCCCTCGATACGGTCATGAAGCGGAAGCAAGCAGCGGAGATGGCCGAGAAGGTCAAGAATGATTTCGTTGCGATACACGGTGTAAGGGGTTGGGAGGAAGTTCTAAAAGAGGTCATCAAGGTGCGAAAGCAACAACGAAGACTCGAAGAACAGAAAGCCCGTGAAGCCCAGCAGATGCGTGAGGACTTGACTCAACTGGGGATGGTTGTGTTAGCAGCTTTGACGATTATGGCAGGACTACTTATCCTAGCAGTTTGGATGGCTTGACATGGCAACCACAGAAGAGAAACAGGCGAAAATATCCGAAGATATGGCTGCAAGCGCAAGCAAAGGAGCTCTGGTGGAGAAAGTTGTTTTCGCAGGTGTCCCGATCTTGTTCTCCTGCGTCGTCTACCTGATGAACAGCCTGTCATCCGCTAATTCAGAAATTATCCAACTAAAGTCGAAGATTGCTGTGGTGGTCAACTCTGAAAACAAGGCCATACCGCCACAGGGTACGACCATCGACATGGCTGTGATCCGCGAGCAGCTCAACGACAAGATTGACAAGGTAGAGCGCGACGCAGCTTTAGCCCGTGCCGCCATGACACTTGATCGTGAGAAGTCGATGGCTGCGATTGATAAGTCACGGCTGGAAATGTCGGCCGATGCTGCACAAGCTAGATCATCAATACGTGCCGATGCAGCTATTGCAAGGGCATATCTTGAACAGAAGATTGCTTTGTTGGAGCGGGACGTTCAGTTAATCAAGCAAGGGAAGTAAACCATGAGAATGTCAGCAGCCGGTCTTGCCACGGTAAAAGAGTTTGAGGGTCTTAGACTAAAGGCGTACAAGTGCCCGGCAGCGGTCTGGACCGTTGGCTACGGTCACACGTCCGCCGCAGGCGCTCCAATCGTTAACCCCGATCTTGTGATTACCAAGGACGAAGCTGAAGAAATCCTCAAGGAGGATATGGAGCAGTACGAGGCGGGCGTTCGCAAGTACGTTAAGGTCGATCTGACACAAGGCCAGTTCGATGCTCTGGTGGACTTTGCCTACAACGCTGGCGTTGGCGCTCTGGCTAAATCCACACTGCTGAAGAGAGTCAACGCTGGCAAGTTTGACGAGGTTCCTGCCGAGTTCATGAAGTGGACCAAGGGCGGTGGTCGCGAATTACCGGGCCTCGTTCGCCGTCGCAGGGCAGAAGTGAAACTCTGGCGCGGCCTTGATACAGAGAAGCCGATCTCTGTTGACGAAGCCAGAGCAGAGCCGGATCAGCCCAAGGCCCGTAAATCAATTACCCAGTCAAAGGAGGCCAACGCTGCGGTAGCGGCTGGCGGCTTGGGTACGATTGCTGTCGTGCAGGAAGTCATGCCTATGGTCCGCGAAGGCGGCGATCTGCTTGGATCTCTTAGCCCGACGATCCTAATTCTTGTTGTTATCATCGCAGCGGCAGCAGCCGTCTGGTACTTCCGCAAGCAAAGGCTCGACGAGGAGGGTTCGTGATGGGGTTATTGTTCAGTCCTTTGGGCAAGTACATCCTCATAGGGGGTGTGGTCTTGTCTCTCTTAGGTGGCGTCTACCTCAAGATACGAGGTGACGCCATTGCAGAAGTTACCGCAGCGGCGCAGGCCGACGCACTGAGGAGGGTACAAAATGCGATCAGTTCTGGGGATAATGCTGCTGTCAGTCCTGACAGGTTGCTCGAATCTGACGGGCACAAAAGAGACTAACCTGTCAGCCTGCTCGGTTTGGAGGGATGTGTCGTGGTCTTCCAAGGACACAGCCCAGACAATTACAGAGGTCAAGATCAACAATGCCCGTCGTGAAGGGTATTGCGAGAAGAAGTAATCTGTCACGTCTTTAGATAAAATAAGGAAAACCTCCGTGTCAGATATTT